GATGTTAAAGACGCAGAAAAAGAGTATGTACAAAAATGTACTTATGATTCTAACCCTAATAGAGAAAAAATCAACAAAGACGTTGTGGGTGCGGTTAAGGTTATATATACTAGGAAAACTAAAACTAATAAACAATGCAAAAAAGAATTTTATGCTACGCAGTAGCGTGTCTCTTAAGCGTTAGTCTTTTTAGTCAAGTAACTACTACAGTTACATCCAACAATCAACTTTGGGATTTGCGGTTAGATAACGCCACTGATATGTCAGCCAGTGATGACGGCACATCTCAAGTGTTTAACTTTGGCTTTGACTTTAATTTTTTTGGCGAAACATTTAGTCAAGGCTACATGGCAAGTAATGGTTGTTTAATTTTAGGCTCATTATCAACAGCCGACACATGGGAAAAGAACTGTACGCAATACAACCCTAGCCCATCTCCCAACACTAACTATACGATGTATCCTTTTTGGACTGACCTTATTATGGGTGAGAACTCTTCGATGTTAGCCAAAAGTTTTGATGATAAAATTATCTTTGGTTGGTATGAAATGTGGGAATACTATAGAGATTCTAAAAACACTTTCGAGCTTTGGTTGTACCCCAATAACACTTATGAAGCTATCTATGGGCAATTAGATATTCAAGATCACGATGTTTTTATAGGCATACAGGGCAACGAACAAGAATTGGAAACTTATTACTTTCACGATGAATGTAATACAGGAATTATTAACTCAACAACCTGTGTTAATCAAGATTGGAACAATATAGGCGAGAATCAAACGCTAGAAAATGGCGGTTCTATTTTTGTAGGAGAGGTGGTTGATTGTAGCAACCCCTTAAATGATACCAGTTGCTCAGGTTATGCCGATGCTTACCAAACACAACAATGTGACATAGATCAACTATACTCTGAAGCTTGTCCATATTATTGGGATGCTTATGATGATTTACAATGCAACCTTGATCCACAGTATGGTCCTTTTTGCCAAGGGTACAGCCAAGAACAAGATATTGGGTATTTTCAAGAGGAAGAACACTTTGAGTATGGCTATGAAGAAGAACAGTTTGGTTATGAGGAAGAGTTTGTGTTTGAGTTTGATGAACAAAACTTTCAAGAACCAGAGGTTATGTTTGAAGAAGATATAATTTTTGAGCAAATGTTTCCTCAAGAAGAAGTGTATGAATATTTTGAACCTATACAGGAGTTTAGAACACCAGAAGAAGAACTATTTATGCCTGTAGAAGAGTTATTAATAGATGAGTTTATTTTTCAAGAAACGTTTTTAGTAGAAGACTATAGAGAACCCAATACTTTTATTGAACTTGAAACTATAGAACAACTAGAAGAATGGTTTGAAGAGGAAACAAGAATAGAAGAAGAATTAGCAGATTTAGAAGAACCAGAAGAAGAGTTTATAGAAGAAATATTTGAAGAAGAGGTTGTAGAAGAAGTTTTTGAAGCTATAGAAGAACGCATAGCTGAATCAGAAATAGAAGAAGAAAGGATAGAGCGTGAGGAAACAACAGACGAACTAAAAGAAACATTTGAAGAAGAGTTTTTAATAGCAGAAAAAGAAAACATAAAAGGAGAAAGTTCTATAAGTAGAGAGATAGCTATGAAAATAGTTTCCTCAACTATGACCACTGCTCAAAAAAGCATGAGAGGTACTACAGCAGGAACATCTGTTCATTCAACTGGTAATAGTGTCGCATCTGGCGGTGCAGGTACTTCTTCAAATTCAGGTATTAGCACTACTTCTTCTCCTAGTTTATCAGACCAATTCGCTAGTGCAACACAGCAAACAAACCAAGTTTTATCTATGTCGGTTCAACCAGAAACTAGTGGTACTTCTTCCATAACAGTCACACCAATGTCTACGATTGATGACACAACTTCTGTTGCTGTTGTTGATGTACAAGTACAAAATATACAAGGTGAAATAGACACAGCTTCTTCAGGGGTTATGACTACGTCAGAAGCAGACAAAATAGCGAATAAAATTGTTGCTGCAAATATAGAAGCACAACAAGAAGAAATACAGCAAGAACAACAAAAAACAGGTGAGTATGGAGACGAGTCAAAATTAATAGCTCTTATAGGATATCTTCCTGCTTTTGATCAATACCAAACAGTTTCTATACCAGATCAGGAAAAGTGGTATTCAGAACGGATTATATATACTAAAATATTAAATGATAATACGCAAGCATTCTACAGTTTAGCAGGACAAAACATAGCCACACTAAATAAAATGAAAGACTTGCAACCTACATTATAGGAGTATTGTATGAATTGGTTTGAAAACAAAACAACACAATTAATCGCTTTAGTTGGCATAGTAACAACCCTAGCTGGTTTTGGTTACACAGGAGCGACTTACGTTAATAGAGTAGAAAACCTTGAAGCTAAAATTGGTGGCATCGGGGATACTAAAGCAGCACAAACTGCAATAGAAGAAAGATTTGCAGGTATAGAAAAGTCTGTGCTATATTTAGAAAAACAAATAGACAGCATAGAGATACCAGATAATACAGAAATTAAAACAGACGTGGCTACTATAAAAGCTGGTCTACAAGCTCTTGAAAAAGAGTTAAACAAATTAGAAGACAAAAACCCATTAGCAGGATAGATTTATGAAATTCAATTTAATTAAAAACGTGATTGGGGCAGTAGCTCCAACACTAGGTTCAGCGTTGGGTGGACCACTTGGTGGACAAGCAGCATCAGTTGTGGCTCAAGTTTTGGGCTGTAAAACAGATCCTAAATCAATTGATCAAGCTATACAACAAGCCACTCCAGAGCAAATGCTAGAGCTTAAAAAAGCAGAAAAACAATTTGAACTACAAATGAAAGAATTAGAAGTGGATGTATTTGAATTAGAAACTGCAGACAAACAAGATGCACGTGTTAAGTTTAGTAAAGATTGGACAACAAGAATTCTAGGTTTCATTACTATCACAGGATTTATGGGATACATATTTCTAGTAACGTTACAACCACCTGAGCAAAATAGTGAAGCTTTAATTAACTTAGTACTTGGATATTTAGGAGGTCTAGCTAGTGCTGTGATATCCTTTTATTTTGGTGCTTCTCATACACCAGAAAATAAAGATGGGAACTAGAAAAACAGCTCACGATGTAGCAGCAGATCTTCGTACTCACGAAGCTAAATGCGAGGAAAGATGGAAAACTATTTTTGCAGAAACAGAAGATATCAAAAAAGAAATAAACGATTTGAACGGAACATTAAGAATGGCGATGTTTGGAAGTTTCGGTTTTATGGCAACTTTATTAGTAGCTTTCTTAACAGGTGTAGCAACAATCTAATGAACATATCCGAAGAGGGTATTAACCTTATCAAGAAATTTGAAGGGTGTAAACTTGAAGCTTATCAAGATGCTGTAGGTGTATGGACCATAGGCTATGGTCACACAAAAAACGTACACGAAGGTCAAGTGATAAAACAAAAAGAAGCAGAGTCTATGTTAGTCCACGAACTTTTAGAGTATTGTCACCACGTAGAAAAAGCTTTAGAAGTAGAACTTACGCAAAATCAATTTGATGCTTTAGTTTCTTGGACGTATAATTTAGGACCAACAAATTTAAACAGATCAACCATGTTAAAAGTAGTAAACGCAAATAATATGAGCGAAGTTCCAACACAAATTAAACGATGGAATAAAGCTGGTGGAAAAATTTTAGGTGGGCTTGTACGTAGAAGAAAAGCCGAAGCATTAATGTTTGAAGGCAAAGACTGGACAGAGGTGTAAAATGCCATTAAGTAAATTTCAATTTCGTCCTGGGGTGTTTAGAGAAGGTACAGATTATGATAACGAGGGCGGATGGTTCAACGCTAATTTAGTTAGATTTAAAGCAGGCAGACCACAAAAAATAGGTGGATGGCGTAAAGATAATTTTAATAGTTTTTTAGGCACGTGCAGAGCTTTGCATGGCTGGATTACTTTAGCAGGCACAAAACTTTTAGGGTTAGGCACAAATAAAAAATATTATATAGAAGAAGGCACAACATTCGCCGACATCACACCTATCCGCTCCACTACTAGTGCAGGAGACGTAACTTTTGCTAAAGTGGGTAATTCTGATGCTACTCTCACCGTAAACGACACAGCACACGGAGCAGTAACAGGAGACTTTGTTACCTATAGTGGTGCGGTTAGTTTAGGTGGGAATATAGTGGCTTCTGTATTAAACCAAGAATACGAAATAAGCACTATCGTAAATGCTAATTCTTACACAATTGAAGCTAAAGACACCAGTGGTGACCCAGTGTTAGCTAACTCAAGTGACACTGGCAACGGAGGCTCTAATACAGTAGGAGCTTACCAAATTAACACAGGATTAGATGTTTATGTGTCTTCTACAGGTTGGGGGGTAGGTCTTTGGGGAGATGGGACATGGGGAAGCTCTACAGCTTTAACATTAGCTAATCAACTTAGGCTTTGGTCGCACGACAACTTTGGTGAAGATTTACTTATTAACCCACGTAATGGT